GGGATTTTATAGAGATTGAAAAAAACAACCTTTTTGGCGACCTATCGCCATACTACGACGCAAGCGAGGAACAATATTCGTGTGGTGTATTTTGTCACAGATAACAAACAAAATTATGATCTACGCATTAACCCCATCTGAGTACCAGGCACTATACCGCCGTTCTGAAGTGCCTAACATGTGGATACGGGCTGGAATGGTCGGTCCGTGGGTACATCTGGTAAACATGCTGAATAAGCAAGTAACGTGCAATACACTTGAAAAGCACATAGTCGCGATTCATGGAATAAACTAAACAGATCATGAAAAAATACCCACAATACCCCGTAACCAAATTGCAGCGCGATTTTATGCCGCTCGAAGATGATGGATTAAATACCACCCTTTCAGCAATGGCGCAAAACATCATAGAGTTCCAGGCGCCTGAAACGGCAAAGGCAAATCTTTACGAACGCATCAACAAATACCAGCCGGAATTTTTACAGCCGGTTAAAAACATGTTTAAACAATGGGAAACTTCACAACCGAACACGCAGAAATGAAAAAAGAACTTGCTTGCGATTTATACCGCGACCACTTCCAAAATTACAAGCGCTATTCCATCCCGAAAGCGCAGTTAATTATCGCAGACATTCCCTACAATTTAGGTAATAATGCATATGCATCAAATCCTGGATGGTATAAGGATGGTGACAATAAAAACGGAGAGAGTGAACTTGCCGGAAAATCTTTCTTTGATACACACGAAGATTTCCGGCCTGCGGAGTTCATGCACTTTTGTTCAACTATGCTTGTAAAAGAGCCTAAAGGCAAAAACGAGGCACCATGTATGGTTATTTTTTGCGCATTTGACCAACAAATGTATCTCATTGAATTGGGCAAGCGGTACGGGCTGAATAATTACATAAACCTTGTATTCAGGAAAAACTTTTCAGCGCAAGTTTTAAAAGCGAATATGAAGGTAGTAGGAAACTGCGAATATGGGCTTATTCTTTACCGTGACAAACTCCCTAAGTTTAGGAATAACGGCAAAATGATTTTTAACTGTATGGATTGGCCGCGCGATACGGCATCAGAAAAGATACATCCAACTCAAAAGCCGGTCGAGCTTTTGAAAAACATTATTTCAATTTTCACTGATCCTGGGGATGTGGTTATTGATCCGGTTGCGGGTAGCGCATCAACTCTTATTGCGGCTCAGGATCTTGGTCGGCCCTCTTATGGGTTTGAAATAAAAAAAGAGTTTTACACAAAAGGCAAAGCGTGGATCCAGGAAGAAAAAACAATGATAAAGGAGATAAAAGAACTTGGTTTTGCCAAAACAAAGGTTAATAAATTGTATCCAACGCTTTTTTAGAATGGGAAGCAACTTCAAGGGATGGAGCGCCGAATCAGTAAAGGCGGTTGAAAGCAAGCAACTGGACACCCGGATAAAAGCCAAATCGGAAAAGCAGGTGAAAGAAAGCGCCAACCGGATCACAGCTAATATAATCCGGGCTATCAATATGCAGCCTGCATGTGTGGCGTACCGGATTAACAATGTGGGTGTTTGGGATGCTGAAAAACAGGTTTACCGCAAAGGAAACACACAAAAAGGAATCTTTGATGTTACGGCCATTATGAAAGGCCGGGCGGTATGGATTGAGATAAAGGCCGGGCGCGACAAGCCCTCCACCGATCAGCTAATCTTCCAGCAGGAAATCCGGGGCGCGGGTGGTATTGCGGAGTTTGTGTACTCTACGGATGAAGGACTGAAACTAATCACTAAACTTTTGACACAATGAAACAAGTGGAATTAACTGAGCAAATTTTGAGGCTGTATGTGGGGCGTTTTTTCGGCAATGGAGAAGGCAAAGTGGAAATTGTAGGGAATATACGTTTAGGCTTAGACGATTCTTGGGGCATAGAACAAATGCTCCCCCACCTTCGCCCGCTATCCAGCATCACAGAGGATGAGGCAAATGAGTTTTGGGCATTGACAAACAATATAGATTTCTCGAAAGCTTATTCGGATAACTTTTACGACCTAACAGAATATAAAACCGTATCAGAGTGGTTTAATGCTTTTTATGGGAAATGGGGCGTTTTGCATACTTTTTACAACGCATCCGAATTTCTCTACCTAACTGGTAGAGGCTTCGATTTATTTGGCCTCATTGAGGCCGGACTTGCAAATGAGGTGAGCGAATGAAACACATCGTTTACATGCTCCTACACATCCCCTGCGTTTGGCGCGTTAAAATCGGCATAACAGGCCGGAGCAGCAAAGCACGGGCAAAACAGGTAAGTCGGGCAATGCCGGGCGTAGCTATCCCGGTGGGCATCCTTTTTATTCCATTTTTAGCCCATCCGGTTGAACAGGCGCTGCACTCACTTTTCCAACCACTACAAACCAGGTTCTACCGTGGCGACGGCTCTACCGAGTGGTTTCTAATCTTGGTTGCACCGGTGTTTTACGGGCTGATGTGGTTGCACCTGGTGGTGTGGCTGGAGGTTTTACGGTTTGTAATGGCTAAAATATAAAAAGTCCGCCTTTGTAAAAACGAACTTTTTACCGACCGTGAAACCACAATCCCATGCAAAAGTAACACTTTTTAAAAAATAGCAGCGTCCGCAGCATCCAACACGCTGCCGGGAAGATCGGATAAATAGTGTTCACTCGTTCTTATATCCGAGTGCCCCAATAATTCCCGGATTACCTCAATGGGTGTTCCTGCCTGCTTGTGTAGGTTTGCATAGGTATGCCGGGCTACATAAAAGGAAATATCTGGTAAGTCAAGCCCCGCCCGCCTGCAAAGTCCTTTAAGGGTGCTATTGATTAACCCTCTTACCTTTTGATCCCGGTTATATATTGCCTGTGGTGACATTTTCAAAGACGGGTAAACGGGAAAGCAGTACACACCACCTGAGTAAGTCCGCAATATGTCAAGCGCCTGCGTAGGTAGTCCAATGGTGTACACTTTGCCAGTTTTGCGCCGCTTGTATTCCAGTTTACCGTCTTTGATATTTCCCGGCCTCAAAGCTGCAATATCTGCCAGGTTCATTCCCCTGCAATAAAACGAAAACAAAAAGAGGTCTACACTAAGCGCCTCCCATGTGGTGAACGTGCGAACGCGGGAAAGCCGTTCCAGGTCTTCGCGTGAAATAGCCCGCTTGCCTTTGCGTTTTGTTAGGTGGGCCGTACTGTACGCGGCAAACGGTTTGAACGTATCATCAACAAGGCCGGAACGAACCCCGCGATTACACGCAGCGCGAAGGGTGCGCATGTATAGGTAGATACTACCGTCGTTCACGTCCCGGTGTTTTCGTAGCCATGCCTCGAAAGCATGAAGTTTGGAGGCTGTTAATTCAGTGAGCAAAAGCGAGCGGTCGAATAACTGAAACAAACGGCCGGTGTACTTGTAAAGGCCTGCAGTCCCTACCTTACCAGTGCAGCCTATCTGCATAAATACGGTTTCCATCCATGCGCACACGGTTGGTACTACCATTTTCGTGCGATGCTGAAAAAGGTCAGAGCGGAACGCCTCAAATGAAAATGCCGTGCCGTCGCGCTCCGTTTGCCGGATGTACCGCGCCGCTCTTTGTTCGTAAGCCGCCAGCACTTCGTTTGTTTCTTTGTAGTCAGGGAAGTTCTTTTTTAGCCTGCTATTTGCGAATTGATCGGGGCGGCAATAGATGGAAAGCGAATACCAGGCAGAGCGCCGGGCGTTGGTTACGCGAATGGATACGCTGTGGAGGCCGTTCAAATTGGGCTTAGTAAGCAGAACTATTTTGAAGGAAGGCATAGGTTTACAACAATTTCAGTAACAAAGGCAGCGCGTAAGGTAATACCGGGCCGCATGATATACGGCGGGGGTGAATTTATTGGTCATTATTTCAGCTTCCCAAGCTGGGGGTCGCGAGTTCGAGTCTCGTTTTCCGCTCGATTATGAGAATCAATAAGTTATGGGCAGTTGTTCGGAATTATCGAATAACTGCCTTTTTGATGGATTCTAACAAAACCAGTAACAAAAGGGTAAAAACATACTACCTGAAAAAATTTTTAGTTAAAGTTTTAAATAAGTCTTGCACAATTAAAAAAGGTATGTATCTTTGTACTATCAATAACGAAACACCGGAAGGCATCACACTAAACACACTGAAACATGGCAACTAAGGTTTTTAAAAATAAGAATTTCACCAAACGTGACTACGAATGCACTAATTTGGTTTATGCCGTCGGAGAAACCAAACCTGAAGGCGACTTTTGGGAACAAACAACAGAATTTGAAGCGGTAGATAATGACATTGAGTTTGCAACAGGTATGACACAACTTTACATCTCATGCGGGATTAGATACTTTGGATATATGTAACCCCGCCCCCCCCCGCCCTGAAACACTGGCGGGTATTTTTTACACACATGGAAAACAAAAAGAACCCCCGGAACGCGGGAGCCAAACCAAAGCACCCAAGCGGTACAAAGGTGCGGCTCTCGCTTCGCCTCCGGGCTGACCTTTACGAAAAAATCCAGGCTGACGGGCGCGGCGCGGTTGCCGTGATCGAAGATTCGCTGGAAAGATTTTTTAACCTTTAAAATGTTCGAAACATGGAAGTTTCTTTTGAAAAAGCATTTTCTTTAATTGACGGAAGGCTTTCTACGGGTATGGATGATGTATATGAGATGTTGAATTTTGTATCTGGTGAAAGCCTAATGACGCACCAGCTGCCGCATGCAATGGAAAAGGTTAGGAGCGTCAACCCAAAGTGGTTTTCAGATGGTGTTAATACATTGAGCGCGATTAAGGAAAAAGTCGGTACAAATGATTTTAAGGCCTTAATCGCTTACATCAAGGAAAACCCGCCCGAAAATATTGTCTTGTCAAAAATTTGACCAAAACCAAAAACCCGACCTTAGTCTTTGCACTTTGGCTCGGGTTTTGTATATTTGCCCCATTGAAACACGAAGCGTGTGAGTGAATGAATGGTAACAGCGAGTGAAATAGTAGCGTTTAGTTCGTCTATCTACGGGACGAAATTCGAGAAAACCCCAGGAGCGGTTAATATCCTCTACATGGAAGGATGCACAGCCGCCACGCTGGAACCAAACCCCGATCTTCCAGACCTTTGGAACGACACCTCCCTGATTATTCAGTTTGACCAATCCGGACTTGCATACTTTGCCCACAAAGCAGAGGCAACAAGCGAACCTGGCCTAAGCGCCACCATGTCCGCCCGATCTGCGCGGCTTGGTGGCGTTTTCCGTATTGCAATAGGATTCCAGGAAGAAAAATGGATTAGAGGATTCCATAAAGGCGACCCACTACACCCTGCACTCGTTCAGGTGGCGCCGATCACGGGACACCGCGACCGGAACCGCGACGGGAAGCGCACAGCCGATCCCATCACAGACGACGTAAGAGGATTAAACCACCACGGCACAAGGCCGGGCATTCGCCCCGTTCGAGTTGGTGGGTTTTCATTTGCGTGTCAGGTTCGCCGTATGTGGGATGAACACTTACAATTTATGGCGCTATGTGATGCAGATCCGCGCTACATAGACAGCAAGCGGTTCAGGTATTCCAGTACGACGGTTGACCACTCAAATTTTTGGAAATGGCGTGAAAAACAGATTTGATATGGGAGCTGAGAAACAAAAGACTGAAATGTTCCAACTGAAAAAAAACTATTGCTGGTTAACCGGATTCCCGGTCAACTATTCAGAGTGGAACCGCGACCGTGAAGCGGAATACATAAGGAAAAAAAACAAACAAAACAAAAAAGAACATGGCAAAGTACAGATTGAAACGGGAGGTTAACCCGATCGGAAAAACCTTTGAAATGACGCACTTTGTGGATGGGCAAACGCATCCGCGCAAAGTGAAGTACCGGGTATACCACGTCCACGGTGCAACCAGCTTTACGCCGATGGAAGAGCCTTTGGTTTTTGCTGAAATTGCGACAAAAGAACACTACAATTCAAACCCGTTTATGTGCATGCCTCTGTCAAAGTTTGCAGAGCTTTTCCAGTTTGCGGACGCGGATCAAATCTTTTGGGAGGCTGTAAAGCAGTACGATTTTCAGGAAGTGGCAGACGGGGCGGAAATTGTGGGGGAAACGGAATAGGGCATGAATGAGCTACACGCCTTCAAAAAGACGGCACAAATTAAGCTAAGTACCGTAGCGCTTTACCGAAACCCGCCAAAAATGCGGGAAATACCGGAGCGCATGATGAAATACGAACTTGCACAGCAACTTGCAAAGGACGTAACACCGGAGGCCGGAATGAGGCACTTTTGTTTTTTGAGCGGGCGTTTTATTGCGGGTGACTTTTTGGAAGCATGGATAGTAGAACATAACATCCATGTAAAGGATTTAACGGTTTCTACTTTATCAATGTCTGAAGCGAATATCGACAGCCTGGCAAACCTGATAAACGGCGGTTTTGTTGAAAAAATGAATATAGTTGTTTCAGATTATTTCTTTTCACACGAACGGCATAACCTCGTTCCGTACATGCTCAAAGAACTTGACAAAGAAGATCGGTTTCAGTTGGCGGTATGTGGTACACATTGCAAACTATCATTGATTGAAACCACACATGGAAACAAAGTCGTAATACACGGCAGCGCAAACCTTCGCAGTTCGGGCAACCTGGAACATATTTGCATCGAGGAAAACAAGCAGCTTTATGACTTCAACTACCAAATACAAAAGTCGATAATTGACAAATATTGGGTAGTTAAAAAGGCGCTAAGGCATGAACAACTTTGGAACACATTAAAATAAAAACAAAATGGCAAACGGATCAACAGGCGGCAAAGGCAAATCAAAAAAGGCCGGATCAAAGCGCACAAAAGCCAAAAGTCGAGATCCGCGCAGACGGCTTTTGGCACAGGTAACTGGCAGAACGTCAGATGTGCCGTTTTAATAAGAAAAAATTAAGAGATGAAGCGAGTTAAAACAAAGACCGGCGGCCAACTTGCAATGGCTGAAAAGGGCGACGTTTTAAACCCAAACGGGCGGCCTAAAGGGGCTTTAGGTATTAAGGCAACCCTCAAAAAGTTGTTAGCCCACGAAATAGATATAGTTGAAGCGGGCGAGATTCTAAAGCTACCAAAAAAGGAGGCCATGCTTTTGCTTATGATTCAAAGGGCTACCGACCAAGACGAAGACCCGGCAATTCAGCTAAAGGCAACACAAATGATTTTAGACAGGCTCCAGGGTAAACCCAAACAGCCTATCAAACACTCCGGCGACCAGGACAAACCGATCAAAGTCCAGACCGACAAACTAAGCCTGGACGAGCTGAAGGTTTTAACCAAGCTAAGAGAAAAAAAGATATAGGGATTTCATAAGCACTTTTTTGGTTTGGCCCGGCTCTGTCAAATGGGCCGGGTTTTTTATTACATGGGCAAAGAAATTGAAATATCAGAGGCATTGATCGAGCGGGCGCACCGTGAACTGGCGGCGCTTGATTTCCGGTATTTCATTCAGCAAGCCCGGCCCGATTATCAATTCAATTGGCACCATGACCGCCTTATTGATGCCCTTCAAAGGCTGGCAGATAGGGAATATAAGCGGCTCATTGTTATGATGCCACCGCGACACGGGAAATCCGAGCTTGTTTCACGCCTTTTTCCTGCCTGGATATTAGGTCGCAATGGTAACGAGCAAATAATACTTTCCTCTTATTCGCTTGACCTTGCAAGCGCCATGAATCGGGATTGCCAGCGCATTATTCAAACGCCCGCCTTTTCTGAGATGTTCCCAGGCACACGGCTATCAGACGGCACGGGCGAAGCGATAAAAACGCAAAAAAGGTTTGATATAGTGGGCAAAAAGGGCTACTATGTGAGCGCGGGCGTAGGTGGTGGTATTACGGGCGTAGGTGCTACCGTGGCCATTGTGGACGACCCGGTAAAAAACGCAGCAGAGGCAGACAGCACAACCTACCGAGATGCCGCATGGGAATGGTACACCACGACATTTAGAACCCGATTTGAACCGGATTGCATAGAGGTAATCTGCCAGACCCGTTGGCACGAGGATGACCTAACAGGGCGCATCCTGCAAAGGACGGCTATTGGAGCGGATACGCAGATTGTCAATTTCCCAGCCATCTGCGAACAAGCAGAGGAAAGCCGGAACGCAGGTGAACCACTTTGGGAAAGCAAGTACAGCCTGGAAAAGCTAAACGAGATCAGGCAGGAAGTAGGAAGTCGGGCCTGGAACGCACTCTACCAGCAAAGGCCAGCCCCGGATGAAGGCAGCATATTAAAAAAGGCATGGTTTAGGACATACCGAGCGGCCGATCTGCCAGACGGCCCGGTAAATTTCTACTTTGATACGGCCTACACAGACAAAGAGGCGAACGACCCGACGGCCGGGATAGCCTACATTAAGCGCGGGCCAGATTTCTATATTTTGGCATGTGTGGAAAAGTGGCTGGACTTCACCGGGCAAATATCATGGATTCAAGCTTTTGCAAACGCCAACGGATACACACCGCGAAGCCTGATAAGGATAGAACCTAAAGCAACGGGTAAATCAGTAGTAGAGGTTATCCGAAAGCAGACCGGGCTAAACGTGAAAGAAGCAGATCCCCCGAAAGACAGCAAGACAGCGCGGGCAAACGCCGTTTCCCCCATCGTGGAGGCTGGCCGGGTATTTGTACCTGAAGGTGTGCCGTGGGTAGATGCCTTCTTTGCCCAGATAGCAGCGTTCCCAAACGCGGCACATGATGACATGGTTGATTGCCTGGTTGGCATGATACAAAGCGAACAAACTACGGGCGTTCGGGTGCATAGCACGGCCCGTTAATTTTGTCCAATCCGTACCGCCCCAACCCATAACACCCCCGCCGAAACAAGCTAAATTTGTGTGTAAACAAACACAAAGACCATGGCTTGTACCACATTACTCCCGGCTCTTGTAAGCAACGACGCTTGCATGACCACCAAAACCGGGCAGATATTCAAGTTCTACCATACAAGAGCAACGTCAGCCGATGTACTTACAGACGTTACCGATGACACAGAATGGGCAACCCGCCTGAGCCAGTCCGCAGCTATTCCAGGCAGCGGCGCCGCTCCAATACGTCAATGGTCTGTAATTGGATCAAAGGCAGAGGGCGAAGTTTCAGAAGTGGAACTTCCTTTAAATGGCGTTTTCTCTACCAAAGGGAATACTGTTATTCAGCTTCGTTGTTACGACCTGACTACTGAAAACCTCGCAGCCGTTAAAACCTTCAACGATGCCGGAAGTAGCAAACAAAAGGCTTGGTTTGCCTTTGACGATGTTATGGCGGGCGGCGATAGCGGAATAAATGGGTATTTGCGCATGGATGTGGTTATCCCTGAAAGCAGCCAGGAACTTTCACACATCGCAATTACATTCACGTTTAAAGGCTCAATAGGTGGGTTTGATACATCCCCACTCCCTGCCTTTGCTTCATACTAATACAAAGCGATAAACAAGCCAAAAAGCCCGGCCCTACCATTCGGGCGCGGGCTTTTTTGATATATGCAGCAAGCCACAATCAATGCACGGTTAATTCAGGTTGCAGCCGGAAAGCGGACGCATACCCACTACACGCGTACTGTGGAGCTTGCACGTATGTACAGCGCACTAAGTACGGGTGAAGGGATAGAGGATTACATGAAGCTATACGCCCGCCGGGAAGATAAAGCCCTCTTTAAGCAGCGTGTTGAAATTACAGAGCAAATAACGCCCTCCATCATTGCCAATCTTTCCGCTATCCTGGAAAAGGCATACCGTTCGCACTATCGCCGGGAATTAACATACGGCGCGGGTGAACAGGCAGACGCACGGGCTGCGGAACTTGAAACCATGCTTGCAATGTACGCGGGCAAAATGGGGGCTGATAGGTTTTGCCAGGAGCGGCTAATTGAACTGAATTGCACCGACCCAAATACCTGGATTATCCAGGAATGGAAAGACTTTGACAACTTACGCGACTATGCAAGCCCGTACCCTTTCGAGGTTAAATCTGACATGGCGCTGGATTTCGCCTACGAGCGCGGGGAGCTTCAATATCTGACGGCGTTAACCTACGCGGCAAACCCGAAAGACGAACGCACACCACTAAAGGTTTTAACCTGCTATCAAAAAGACTTTGCCTCAGTCCTTCGCCAAACGCCAAACACGACAGCAAGGAAGGATGCCAGCGAGTTAATACCGGGCGAAGAAATAGCCATTGACGGGCATTTGTGGACTTATACGGAATACCGGCACAACCTTGGGTTTGTTCCGGCACACAGGGCTGGATACAAGCGCGACAAACGCACGAACGGCGAAAGCTATGTTTGGCCATTTGAAGCGGCCGACCCATACCTTAAGAAAACCCTAAAAACCGTTTCTGAGCTTGACTTGACGGCCGCAAACGTGGCCATGCCGCTAACGATCCGTTATGGTGACATTTGCCAGGCTCCAGGGTGTAACGATGGATACACAGACGGCGGCGGCACCTGCAAAAGTTGCCACGGTACAGGGCGCAAATCTTCGCCTACCTCTGTTATGGAGGAAATAGTAGTAACCCCGATGCCAGACAGCCCTGATAGGATGCTGGATTTATCCAGGCTTTACACCCACGTACACCCGGATGTATCAATCCTGGACTGGCAAAAGGCATATGTGCAAGACTTGGAAAAGAAGTGTAAAAGCGCGGTACTGAATAGCGAGTTATTTAGCAAGGACGAAGTGGCACAGACGGCAACTGGAAAAAGCATCGATCAGCAGAACGCTAACGACTTTGTTTATAAGTACTTCAGGTTTTACGCGGAGTTTTGGCGGTTTACGGTTGAAACGTTCGCAGAGATTACAGGCAAGCGAAACGGCCTAACAGCTCAAATATTTGTCAGCCGTGACCTTAAGCTGAAGACGGTTGGCGAATTGATGGAAGATTTGAAGTCTGCCAACGATAGCGGAGCTGGCCCGGCCACCCGGCAGAATATCGAATGGGATATAAACCGGGCGATGATGGTGGATAGCCCAGAAGAGTTCAAGCAGTGGGAGATCCGGGAACGCTTCAATCCTTTTTCTGGATACACTGAAGAACAGAAGATGGCATGGGCGCAAAGCGACCTAATACCACGGGCACAACGTGTTTTGTATGCAAACCTGGGCTACATATTTGACAGTCTGGAATTTGAAAACCAGGGCTTTTACCGCTTACCATACGAACAACAAAGGCAGTTAGTAGCGGCGAAGGTTGCGGAAATAACGGAACAAACCGGCCCGGTGGCCCCGGCCTTAGCTCTGTAAGATGGAAGAGCTACTGAAAAGCATACGGGACTGGATAGAAGGGTTTGACAGGGATTTTGAAAGCCTGAAAATCAAACTTGAAAAGGATTTACGGAAAGTAGAGGCAAGCGTTTTGAGACGGATTATAGCGGACATTTTGCCGCTTTTGAAGATAGAGGACGGCATCATAAAAAACACGGTTACAAACATGGCAAAGGCCAACGTATTAGACCGGGTTTTTCTTGAAATACAGGCAGACGAACTAAAGCCCATCATTCAGGCATTTTCAGAGGCTCTACTATCAATAAGCGGGCGAAATGCTGAATACTACCTGATGACTGGATTTGACACGGCAAAGGTGAACGCTATTGCAAAGGACACGGCACTGCTTAGAAGTGTAGTTGGATTAGATGAAAAGGGGGAACTGATAAAAGGTGGCTACCTGGACAGCCTGTTTAAGAGTGAAGCGGCAAAGCAGGAAGTGAAACAATACCTGTTGACCGGGATAGCCACAAAGCAGGGGGTTAACCAGTTCCAAAGAGGACTAAAGAACCTGATTGAAGGCACAAAGGAAGTAGAGGGGGCAATGGTAGGATATTGGAGGCGGTATGCCTTCGATCAATATGCACAGGTGAGGGAGGTTAATAACCTGCATTTTGCACAGGAGTTAAACCTCAAATATTTTGTGTATCAGGGTGGAATTATCCCAACAAGCCGGGATTTCTGCAAAAAGAAAAACGGACGGGTGTTTTCGGATCAGGAAGCCTTAAAAGATTGGCCTAAAGACCCGGATTTGATAGATAAAAAAACGGCCGCATCTTATAGGCCACTATTGGAAAGAGGCCGGTACAACTGTCGACACTTTTTGATGTGGATCTCTGAAGATCGGGCAATGGAACTTAAACAACGGAACAATGGCGAATAGCAATTTAATAACTATTGGCGAAACTGCACACCGTCTTGACATTGCGCAAGATGTGGCGGGGGATTTCCGGTGGGCCATAGAGTTCCTGCAGGAAGGTACAGACACGCCTTTGGATGTGTCAGACGACGACTTTTTGATGGAGGTGTACGATACGGACGGCACCACGGTAATAATGACGGGAACGCAGTCTTTTCTTTCAGATAGCATTGTTCAATTTGATATACCGTCAGGCGACTACGAAGGAACGACGGGATGCCGTTATGATTACAAGGTTTTGCAGACCACAGCAAGCGGATTTAAAAAGGTATTGTTCAGAGGTAAATTCACGCTAACGAAATGAACACGACAGTCCGCATAGTAAGCAATAAGACCACCCTACGTTTCCCGGCTTCATTGCCAGGCGAAAAGGGGGAGGCGGCAAACCGTAGCGGCTGCGTAATGGTCAGCCCGTCAACGTCCGGATCTTCAGCCCTGACCACAGGAACGAGCAAGGCGGTTGTCCGTATCCCGTCCGAATTGGGCGGTATGGTGCTAACAGACGCGGGCGCCGGGCTTTCATCCCCATCAACTTCGGGCCCTGTTACCGTTCAAATGCGGCGCGTTCGGGCGGGCGCTTCAGTCAATATGTTGACCACCGAAATAGCAATAGACCAAAATGAGTATGATAGCGTAACAGGCACGGCGGGAATTATTAACCAGTCAAATAGGGCAGTACAAGCGGGCGACCACATTCATTTTGATGTAACCAGCGCGGGTAATTCTGCTTTAGGGCTTGTTATTTCATTCACATTCCAACCAGTTTAAAACATAAAAACAAACACACATGGCTACGTTTAACAAATTCAATGCTTTTGTGGAGCATGTAGCGGAGGGAGTACACAACCTTGGGTCAAATCAGTTAGTGGTGGCGCTGACCAATAGCGCCCCGACTTCATCAAACTCTGTACTTGCTGATATTACCCAAATCAGCTACACAAACCTATCAACCCGGAATATAACCACATCAACAAGTTCCCAAACTTCGGGGCTTTATAAGTTGGTGTTAAATGACTTGACCCTGACGGCTTCCGGCGGCTCAGTTGGGCCTTTTCAGTACATCGTTATTTATAACGATACGCCAACATCTCCAGCCGATCCCCTTATAGGGTATTACAACTATGGCTCTGCTTTGACCCTTGCAAGCGGTGAAAGCCTTACCATTGATTTCGATGCTGCAAACGGCCTTTTAACCTTGCAATAATTCATTGAAATGGCGGTTTCATTCCTAAACAATAAAATAACATGGCGGATAATGTAGGATATACACCCGGCTCTGGTGAAACAATCGCTACTGACGAAATCGGCGGCGTACAATATCAACGAGTCAAGCCCGTATGGGGTGTTGACGGTGTTGCAAATGATGTAAATGCCACAACACCGTTGCCAGTCGAAGTCATTGGAGAATTAACCCAGGCCATTGAGGCTATGCGAATGGCTATAATTTCGCTTACCAAATCGGTCGGCCTTGCACAGGTTAACCCCTTGACGGGCCGTCTATTAGTTGATCAATCTGCATTGACCCAGCAGGTAAGCGGTGCGGTAAGTGCAAACCAGAACGGCACCTGGAACATAACAAACCTAACACAAGTCGGAAGCGCAAACGCGGCCATTGTGCCGCTTTCATTGGAACGCGGTGCCGCTGATAATTTGCGCCGAAACATAAACGTAACCTAACAATGGCCACTACAAACGGAAATAGAAAAATATTAGACCTGAAGCGATGGGAGCAGGTTAGCCCGGCTCCTTCGGCAACTGGTGCCGGGGCTTTTATAGCCTCATCCAGACACTTTAGGCAGCAACAATTGTATATCAACAGTGCCACAACTGCTTGGTTATACAACCCAAGTGAAGATGGCTGGGTGGCATTGCCTACTGTTTCGCTTGCGGGAGTATTTCAGGGCGGCGCGGCGGGTGTTGCGGGGTCGTGGTC